TCTACCCATTCCGTCAGTAATATGCCCATCATCTAACACTTGTAATAATGCTGAGAAGATGTCTTTATTTGCCTTTTCAATCTCATCAAATAAGATTACAGAATAAGGTTTATTTTTAACTTGTTCGGTTAATTGTCCACCTTCATCATATCCAACATATCCTGGAGGAGCTCCAATTAAACGAGATATAGTGTGTTTTTCTTGGAATTCAGACATATCTATTCTAATCATATTACACAGGTTAAGCAACAGCTAAACAGAGAACCAATGAAGTCACCTGTGCTTTTCCTCAATCCCGAAATAAAAAACATTGATAAATTCTCAATGGATGATATACTTTTATTTGACTATCAGAGTCATGGAACTATCAAAGCAGAGATGGCAGTATGAACCGCGAACAAATCATTAATAATATGTGCATGACCTTTCGACACGACTACGAACTCGTGATTAGTGAGGATGATCGTATGTACACACTTAATTCAGGTATGACAGTTCGAGAGCGTGAAGCTTTGTATCGTGATATGTCACAGGTCTTTGATAATACTCTTGCACCGTATATGGACCTCAATCAGTGAGAATTTTAGTAACCGGTGGTATGGGATTCATCGGTCATCACGTTGTATCTCAATTAGAAGACCTAGGACATAGAGTACCTCAAAGGTCACCCATTTTGGGATAAATAAAGTTAAGACTTTTTACGTACAGAAAAGGGAATAACTAATATCATGAATGTATTTTGGCTCATCGCACTGTTACCGCACTTCGTTATTACATTACTAATTGCTGCCGGTGTCGTGGGTCTGCTGGTAGCCTCTTTTGTTGGTAAAGTTACCTTCATCAAGCAATACAATCTTCCTATCAAGATTGTATCACTTGTACTGCTGGTATGCGGTATCTATCTACAAGGCGCAGCAGGTTACAAAGCATCGACTGATAAAGCTGTAGCAGACCTTCAAGTAAAGCTAGCTAAAGCCGAAGCTAAGTCTGCGAAAACAAATACTGAAATTGTTGAGAAGATAGTCACAGACACTCGGGTGATCCGAGAAAGGGGAAATACCGTGACTCAATATGTTGACCGCGAAATTGTCAAGTATGATGAAAATTGTAAACTTCCTGTTGAGGTAATCCGCGCTCACAACGCAGCAGCAACACTAGACACCGGAAAGCTAGATGGAGATAAGAAGTGAAGAAATTAATGCTTCTACCTCTTGTCCTACTTTCGGGATGCGCTATTCACGCTGTTCCAGTAACACCTAAATTTCCAGAGGCTCCGGCAACATTACTAGAAAAATGTGCAGGGCTTAAAGAAGCTACTGAAGGCATGCGTCTTACCGAATTCACAAAGATAGTAGTTGATAACTATATTCTATATCACGAATGTAGCCGCAAAGTTGAGGGTTGGAACGAGTGGTATACTAAGCAAAAAGAAATCTTTGAGACCGCTACCAAAAAGTAAATTGGGTCTTCCACTGATAAATACTTAACAAGATGGAAGGCTAATATGAGTACAACCCCACTTTATTCACAAGAAGTTATCAATATCGGAGCCAATCCAAACGATGGTGAGGGCGATCCGTTACGTGTTGCGTTTAGCAAAGTCAACAATAACTTCTCTAATCTATTTCAGACGTTTCTTAACTCTACAGTAGCGTACTCCTTTGGTAACACAGCTGGCCAAGTAATCTTTGAAACCCCTGCAAATACGTTCACCCAAGGACAATTCTACATCAAGTCTACTAACGGCGGTACACTAGTTAGCCAGACAATTCAGTTGTACGCTCAAATCAAGAATGATCTTACTGATGTCAAATTTACTGGATATGGCTCAACCTTCTTCGGAAATGCAATCTCAAGATATGACATGAACGTGAACAATCTCACTGGCAATGTACAAATTTTAGTCAATCCTTTGACTTCTGATGATCTAACTCACTATGTTGCTTCGCAAATCATGTGGGAAGGTCCAAACGTTTCGGGAATGTATTTGGGTGCTGATGGTTATGTTGATGGTGTACTATCAACTGAAACAGATGTTCCTATCACAACCGAGCAGTCATCATAAAATGAGAGCGCATGAGTTTATAACAGAATCGACGGGTTCAATCCAACCTGCAGTAGAGCGCACCCTTCCTGCTGCTTGGGTAATCGACAAATTAAAGAACAGCGATTTTTATGCACAATATAGATTTGGCGTATCGTTAGCAGGAGCAAAAGGTGCAGAACAGCGTAAGAAAGACGATGTGCCAGAGTTTGCTAAAGAAACTCCTTGGGGAGAAAATTTAGTTGTAGTATCGTATGCAGGTAGAGAACCCTTGCAAAGTTATCTTGATGATGCGTTGCGTGAAATGGGACTAGTATCCAGTGACGCTAAACTAGTTACTACACCAAAGAGTGAAGAACCGGCCGATACCGGTACTAAAAGCACGTTGCCTCCATTCAAAGGATACAAGAAGTGAGAGCGCACGAGTTTATAAACGAATCCAAAGAAGGCAAAGTTTCTAAAAGAGCAGCACAAGCTACCCGAGGCATGCATAAAGTGCGTGACGCCGGCGGGTATGACAGAACATATCATCTTAATCGATTAGGAATGGCAATGGCTTCTGCTGACGGCAAAGACAAAAAGCCTGTACAAATGGATTCAGCAAGTTGGGTAGAAAAATTTAATACAGTGCATCCATACACCGAAGCAGAACACAACATGCTTCATCAAGCTATGAACACTATTCCGACTGAACACAAAGCTGCGGTTCCCTTCAGCAAAAGCCTAGAGCTAGATAGTACAAATAAAAATAGTCCAATTGCTTCAAGACCTAAAGATTTCCGCAAGAAAAAATAATTCTCTCGCTTGATTAGCGCATAAGTAATTTCATGCAAAACTTAATCGATATCAACCAAACACTCGACTTGATTAAACTCAAGTTCTACAACGAATGGCTTTATACTGCCCACATCCACGATGAGGGAGATAGTCAATTTCACAAAGTCTTGACTAAACAGATCGTAGAGACATATGTTGACCCTCTTAATCTTGCCAAGGACGCAACTATCCTTGATCTTGGATGCGGCCCGGGTTACTTTCTTGACGAAATGTCTACTAGAGGCTATACTAATCTAACGGGAGTAACACTCAGTCCTGGAGATCAGGAACTATGCAGAAGCAAGAACCACACCATCAAGGGCTATGATTTATCTTTCTTGCCACAACAATATGGATATTATGACGAGTCAGTGGACTTCATCTTTTTGCGTCATGCTTTAGAACATAGTCCGTATCCTATCTTCTCGTTAATGGAATACAATCGTGTTCTTAAGCAAGGCTCAAAGATTTACATCGAAGTTCCTGCCCCTGATTGTGAAAGACAGCACGAGTTCAATCTAAATCACTACAGTATCTTTGGTTCTACTCAGTTGACTGCGTTACTTACTCGTTGTGGCTTTAATATCGATCAGTTCAACAACCTAGAGTTTGATTTGTCAGTCCCTAATTTGGAAAACACAGATGAAGAACCAAAGAAGATGACTGAAAAGTACTTTTGCATCGTTGCTACTAAAGCAAGACCGTTAGACATTAAGTAAAAAACTAAACACTCTCATAGCAATATGAGAGTGTTTTTTAATGAGTTAGACCCATTTTCTAAAAAGTAGTATATTTTTTACTAAATAGTTATATGTCTACTAACGGAACCACTCTAGTAAAGACCCCGTATCAAAAGACGGTCTTCAAGAATCAACAGCAACTTGATGAGTTCCTCAAGTGTTGTGACCCAGACACGGGTTATCTGTATTTTATGGATAACTTCTTTATGATTCAGCACCCTACTAAGGGCAGCATGAATTATCACCCTTGGGAATACCAAGAACGACTGATCCATACTTATCATAGTTATCGTTTCTCTATCTCACTGATGCCTCGTCAGTCAGGTAAATCAACATCTGCTGCTGGTTATCTCCTTTGGTACGCAATGTTTGTTCCCGATTCTACTATTCTAATTGCAGCCCATAAGTATACGGGCGCACAAGAAATCATGCAGCGCATTCGCTATGCATATGAAAACTGTCCCGATCATATTAAAGCTGGCGTAACCACATACAACAAGGGTTCACTTGACTTTGAGAACGGATCACGCATTGTGTCTGCTACTACTACTGAAAACACTGGTCGTGGTATGTCTATCACATTATTGTATCTTGACGAATTTGCGTTCGTCCGCCCTTCAATCGCTAAAGAATTCTGGACTTCTATCACGCCTACACTAGCAACTGGTGGTAAGGCGATCATCACATCAACTCCGAACTCAGACGAAGATCAGTTCGCTCTAATCTGGAAGATGGCCAACAAGACTGAAGATGAGTTTGGCAATACTACAGACGTAGGTGTCAACGGTTTTAAGGCTTATCGTGCCTATTGGCGTGAACAGCCCGGCAGAGATGATAAATGGGCTGAACAGATGAAAGCTCAATTGGGTGATGATCGTTT